TCGGCCAGTGGGCCAACTACAGCGAGAACGAGAGCGGCGGCGTGTTCCAACCGGACACCCTGCTCATCTCCACCAAGCTGTTCAACAAGTTCTCGAACCGTCGCTACGGCGACAACGCGGACAAGAGCATGATGGACTGGATGCTCAGCGCCAACAAGCACATCAAGAACGTCCTGCCCATCCGCGAATTGAACGACGCAGGCGGGACCAACATCCACGGCATGGCGTTCATTCGCAAGGGCTCCGGCGCCGGCGACACCTCGGCCGAGATGATCATGGCCATGACGCCCACTCCGTTGCCCCCCGAGCGGACTGCCATGAGCTCGAAGATGTTCATCGTGGCCGGCTTCGGCGGGCTCAACCAGCGCGAAGTCGGCGATAACCTCGTCGTCTACGTCCAGAGCGAGGCCTGATCCGCATGGCTACCAAGCGTCTCTTTGCCCGCAACACGTCCACCCGCCGGATCATCCTCGGCGGGAAGAAGGGCGTTCCCATGACCACCTTCGGCGGCTCCGACGACAAGGACATCGACAAGGCTCCCGACATCGGCCGCGAGCTCGATGCTGAGCGTTCTGCTCGCTTCCGCACCGGCGGCATGGGCGAACTCGCCCAGCGCCTCGGTCTCCAGCTCGCCTGATGACCGATCCCACCGCTATCGGCGCGGTCCTGCCCATCTTCCGCATCGTCGCCCCGGAGTTCTCCGCGACCTCCGACAGCGACGTGGAAGATGTGGTGGGGATCGTGGCGGGCTCGATTACCCCCTCGGTATTCGGGACCCGCGCCGCCGAGGCTGTGGCACAACTGGCCGCTCACCAGCTCACCATGAGCGCAAGGGCCGAGGCTATGTCAGCCGGGTCCGCAGGGGTGGGCGCTGTGTCGTCCATCGGCACAGGGGACCTGTCCGTGTCCTTCGGCTTCGCTTCCGCTTTCGCATCCTCGTCCCATGAGGACGACTACTATCGCCAGAGCTCTCACGGGCTCGCCTATCTCCAGATCCGGGACAGCCGCTCCGAAATCGGCGCTGGCATCCTGACGTGAGGCACTGATGGCCAAGGCCCCCCGCATCCTCGATCCTCGCCACGACGGCGCCATCGCCATGCGTGCCCTCGTGCTCATGCTCGCCGACCAGAGCAAGCGCATCTACTGGCAGCCCATCGAGGGTGTCCCCACCCAGGACGACGCCCTGGGCTACCCGACGGTCTTCACTCGGACCGACCCCGGCAACGCTGGATCGTTCCTGTACCTGGACCCCGTGGGCGACGGTGCGGACATCATCCCCGTTGGCGGTTCCGGCGACCAGGAAGTCATCGCGAACAACACGGGCGGCCCCATCGCTGCCGGTGACCTGGTGTACCTCCCGAGCTGGGACGCAACAAACGCCATGCGCGAGGCTGAGATCGCGGACTCCGACGACCCAGCCAAGCAGGCCACCCACGTCTGTACCGAAGCCATCGCCACCGGCGCCACCGGCGTAGTGGCCGGCTCCTGGATTCAGCGCGACGTGGATACCTCGGGCTACAGCGCCGCCGATGTGCTGCTGTACCTGACCACCACCGGCACCACGACCAACACCTCGAGCGAGACCATCCCCACGGCAAAGACCGACTTCGGCCAAGAGGTCGCCCTGGTGGGTGTCAAGTCCGCCACCGTCGGCGTCATCGTCTGGTACCCGGGTGCGGCCCTGGTCAACAAGCACGGCAACGCCAGCCTGCAGGCCGATACCATCAGCGCCGACGCCACCGGGCGGGCGATCATGGAAGACGACCTCTTCGACGCCGCGACCCTGGCCGCCAAGGTGGTGCTCCCCGAGGGCAACATGCTGGTCGGCAACGGAACCGACGGCGCTGTGGCCTTCGACGCCTCCGCGGCCGATGTGGTCCCCGTCGGCAACGGCACGACCCCTGTCGCCATGACCCTCCCCACCACCGGGCTCGTGGCCAAGACGGCGCTCAACACCGCCGCTGGCCGCACCATCACCGCTCCCGCTGCTGGCATCACCATCGCTGACGGCGACGGCGTGGCCGGCAACCCAACCCTGTCCCTGGCCGACGACCTGGCCGCCCTCGAGGCCCTGGACGCCACCGCGGGCCTGCTCGCCAAGACAGCGGCCGACACCTACGCGCGGCGCACCGTCACCGCGGGCTCTCTGTCGCTGACCGTGGCCAACGGCGACGGCCAAGCCGGTAACCCGACCATCGACACCGCCCAGGACATCCGGGCCACGGCATCGCCGACCTTCGCCACCATGACCCTCACCGGGGATCTCCTGGTGCAAGGCTCGAGCGTGATCGGAGACTTCGAGCACTTCGACGTGGACGCCAACTACCTGGTGCAAAACACCGGGTACACCACCGCAGTGGCCGTCACCGGCGGACGGGTGATCAACTACCTGCCCACCGCCACCGCCGACGACACCGTGGGTGCTGGTGTGTTCACCGCTGGCGTCAACGGGGCCTCCGACCCCACGATCACGACCCAGGGCGCGGCCACCTTCGCCGCCTCTGACATCGTCATGGTCGACGGTGCCGATGACATTGACAACAACGGCTTGTGCGAGGTCGTAAGCCACGCCGGCAACGTGCTCACCCTGCGCTCGACAGCGAACGGTGTCACCAACCGGATCGAGGCGTTCACCCTCGACCAGCTCACCACCAACGCGGGCGACGTCGGCGCGACCATCACCAAGGTCACCGTCGCCGTGGACCGAGCTGGGACCGACGGGCGTTTCGAAGCCGCAGCCGGCGCGGTCACCGGACTGGTCTACTCGGACTACCTGCTGGCATCCGACATCGGAACCAGCGTGCAGGCCCGCGATGCCATGCTGGACGCGCTGGCCGCCCTGGTGGCTGCTGGCGGAAACGTCCTGCACTTCACCGCGGCCGACACCCCCGCCCTGCTGGACCTGGGAGGCGGCGCTGCCTACTCCCTGATGTACCGCTCAGGCGCTGGCACGGTCGGCCTTGGCACCATCCAGGCCCACGGAGCAAGCACCTCCGGCGCCCCGAGCGCAGCCGATACGGCGAGCGCTACCGCCACCAGCACCGCAGAAGAGCGGAGCGGGTTCGTGCACTACGTCGATCCCATCGCTGAAGAACTGGTCACCGTCAAGGCGGCCCTGCAGGTCGCCAACGGTGCGTGCGCCATCGTCGGCCAGCCCGACTATCCGCGAGTGCTCACCGTGGACCTGGCTGCAGGCGCCGCCATCGACGCGGGCACCCTGACCATCGTCGGCCCCGGCCCGAGCGGAGAACCTCTCTCAGAGGTGGTGAGTCTCATCGTAGGTGCCCCGGCGCTGATCTACACGGACAACGCATTCTCGGGCGTGGACTCGGCCACCGTGGCCGGCCTGGTCGGCGGCGCTGGCATGACCATCAGCATCGGCGTCAGCAAGTTCATGGGGCTGCCTGGCTGTGTGACCCCGGCAAGCGCAGGGTTCGCGATCTACAAGCTCAACGAAGACTCGGCGAACCAGACCCCCACATCTGTGGACGCTGCATACGGCACATTCCAGAGCGCCAACGATCCCAACGCGGCGCGTGACTATACGGTCTGGTTCACCTACGAGGTCACGCCGACCCAGGCTGGCCACGTCCACGGTCCTGGCACACACACCCATGACACCACCCCCGACGCCCACACCATCGCCTGATGAGGAGCTGATGTGTCCGGAGTCACCGACCGCGATCATGGCTACGCAGCTCTGAAAAGGGATCTGGACAAGCTCGCGCGGTCCGGTGTCCCGGTGGTCTACGTCGGCATCCTCCAGGACGTGGGCTCGGAGATGACAGAGAGCGGGATCACCCTCGCGGGGTACGCCGCAGCCAACGAGTTCGGGACCAAGCACATTCCCGAGCGGTCTTTCATGCGCTCCACCGTGGCCGACCATGCTGCCGAGTACCAGAAGGAGCTCGACGAGGCCGTGGGCGGGTTCGTGGACGCCGCCCTGCGCTTCCCCGGCTCGGGCAACAGGACCCTGGAGTATGGCCTGGGGCGCCTCGGGCTGCGCGTCACCCGCGACATCCAGAACAAGATCCGGGCTGGTGGCGACCCATACAAGAAGAACGCCGACATCACGCTCAAGCGGAAATACCCGGCAAACGTTCCCTTGAAACACACGGGCCGCATGAGGCAAAGCATCAGCCACCTGGTCGTGATGAACAACCGCTCCACCGGCACCCTGCCCGGACAGGCGGCGTCATGATCCTGGGGCTCATCACGGTGAACCTGCGGCGCTTCGGTGTGACCACCTGGGCTGCAGGGCGCGGGTCCGCCACACCGACCACATCCACCTTCAAGGGCTCCTGGCAGCCCCTCAACGGCCGTGAGATCGCCATGCTCGCCGAGGGTGAGCGAGCCAGCGACCATGCCAAGATCTTCACCACGACCCTCCTGCGCACAGCTGACCAGCACGGCAAGACCGCTGCCGACAACGTGAACCGCGACGGCTCCACCTGGTTCAAGGTCCTCAAGGTCGGGCCCTACTTCTCCAACGCCCCGATCCCCCACTACCGGGTCGAAGTCGTCAGGCTGCGGGAGGCCGCTTGACCGCCCCCGTCGAGACGCTGCGCCAGGCCTGCTTGGTGTGGGTCATGGCCTACGCCAACCCGGCCGGGACTGCCCTCGCGGCGGATGAGGCGATCTTCGCGGACCAGCCGTTCCCGCGCCCGGACCTCCCCTACCTCACGATCAACGTGATCGCCCCCGGCGCCACCCAGGGCTTCGACGAGGAGGTGGACGGGCTGACGGCCGGCGTGCCCACCAAGCGCGGCAGGGGACACAGGACGGCGACCATCAGCATCCAGGGCTACGGCGAGGCTACCGCCGAGTGGCTGGAAGAGCTGCGCCTGTCCTGCGCCACGGCCGAGACCGTCGCCGACACCCTCGAGGCCGCAGGCTGGCCCCGCCTCGGGTTCTTCACTCTCGCCGGGATAGAGCGGCTAACCGAGCTGCTCGACTCTTCGCATGAGCCCCGCTACGGGCTCGACGTGACCGTCCACTACACCGTCACCGCCGCCGCCCGTACCCAGGTGGAGCTCGCCACCATCGCAGCCACCGTGACCCAGTCCTCCGACGCGTACCCCGACCTCGAAACCGAAATCTCCGTCTCCGTGTAGGTGACCCATGCCGTATCTCGACCCCGCAACCCACGATGACCGCATTGCGATCACCATCAACCTGGCGGCCCTGTCCACCGGATCGGGCCCGGCTTCGTTCCGCCCGCTGATCGTCGGCAAGGACATCACCCTCGGCGCAGCCACAACCAAGGAGTACACCGACATCGCGACTGCCGCGACTGACCTGGTAGCGGGCGAGATCAACGCCTGGACCCTGGCGGCCATCACGGAAATGTTTGGCCAGCGAGACAGCGATGGTAAGTCGGTTCGCCCCGAGTCCGTGCTCGTCGGTGAGTGGGACGATGCAGGTGGCGACACCATCGCCGACGCGCTGGACGCCATTCTCGCCGATGACTCCGACTTCTACGGCATCCACATCGAGGACCGGACCGCGGCCGACCATGTCGTCCTCTCCGGCTGGCTGGACACGCAGGAGACCGCCGGCTCCAAGTTCGTCGGCATCGTCCAAAGCGCTGACGCCGACTGGCTCACCGCCAGCGTCCCTGCTGGCTACACCACGATCGACGACAAGGAGCGGGTGTTCATCGTCTACCACGCCACCGACGCCGAGGTGCGCGCCGAGGGCCTGGGCGGTAACCGCCTGGCCTACAGCCCAGACACCAACTCCGTCCCCTGGAACACCCCGGTGACCGAGGTCGGCACCTTCACCGCCATTGCGATCACGCAGGCCCAGAAGGTCCTCGCCCGCGCGAACAACGCGAACTTCGCGCTCCCGTTCGGCACGCTGAACAACGCCTACTTCGACCTAGGGCGCAACCTCAACAGCCGCGCCTTCGATCAGATCATCACCGCCGACTGGTTCGAGACCCGCCTCCGCGAAGCCCTCGCCGACCTGATCGCAGTCCTCGCCGGTAACGGTGAGAAGCTGGGCGTGAACGCCGACGGTCAGAACCGCGTAGCCGGTGAGATCGGCAAGGTCGCCCTGCTGGGCGTGGCCGCAAAGCACTTCGAAAAGGGCCAGGTGGTCATCACCCCCGAGACCATCACTGCTGCCGACCGCACATCTCAGACCATGCGCTTCACCGTCGGCGCCCAGAACGTCGTCGGCGCCATCGGTATCAGCCTGACCGTAAACCTCTCCTCCACCGCCATCGTGTGAGCGTGACCCATGGCCGACACTACCCGCGCCTACAGCCCTCAGGCCGTCCAGGTCTATACCAGCCCCTACCGGATCTCCGGCTTTGCGGGTGACACCATCATCACCGTTGCACCGGTCACCGCTGACGACGAGCACGAGGTGTCCGTCGATGGCACCTCGGTTGCGCTCAATGTGAGCTCAGACAACCGGCACATCGTCACCATGTCTCTGAAGCCCGAGAGCGCTGGTTACAAGTACCTGGCCGCCATCCGGGCCGACCAGCGCACGGAAGTCGCTGAGGGTGGGGCCATCCCCGCCCGCGCCTTCCGCCTGTTCGATCCGTCCAACGGCGACATCGTCGAATCCGAGCACATGATCATCATCTCCCGCCCCGAGCTCGTCATGGGCGCTGGCCGGGATCCTGTCGAGTTCCGGATCCTTCTCCCCGACCCCACCATCAAGCTGGCCACGTCGCTGTAGCGCAGGCCTGACCACGAGGACGCACCATGTCAGTTCACCGATTCACGCTCAAGGACGCGGACGGAAAGCCGCACGCTTACGAGGTCATGCCCCACGCCCCCACAGACGGCTTCGCGGTCTGCTCCCGGGTGGCTGCAGCCATCATCGACCCGCTCGCCGGCACAGGCCTGTCGGTGCTCGCCAAGACCGTACCCGCAGCCCTCAAGCGCGGGGCCAAGCCTGGCGGGAAGTTCGATGTGGGCGCGGTCATGGACGACCCCGAGATCGTCGAGAACCTGGCGGCCCTGGACTTCTCCAGCAGCGGCCCGTCCATGCGGCGCGCCATCGAAGCCCTCGACCTCAGGCTGGTTCGGGACATCCTGGTGAACACCAACAGGGACGACAAGCCGCTCTCTGCGGATCTCGCCTTCGACGACGCCTACGGGCGCAACTACACCGAGCTGATCACGGCCGCGTGGAAGGTGGGTCTCTACAACCGTTTTTTCGGGCCGCTGGATGGCTTCGGCGCCCTCGTCCAAAGGGCGATGGCCCAGGCCAAGGGCGCGCTGTCGTCCGAAAAGCAGCCGACGACGGAGTAAACTGGTGGACAATGCGTCTCTCTGTGGATGGCTCCGGACGCATTGACCCCGGGCGGATGCTCGCGGTCAAGGCTCTCGCGTTTTCGGACGTCTACGAGGCGCACGTAGCCCAGGATGCGATGGACCAGCTCCAGAAGCTGGAGCGAGAGAAAGCCAAGCGTGAGGCCAGGAACAGGCAGAACACACCCCGGAGGCGACGGTGAGCACGACTATCCGAGAGCTGCTGGTCGCGTTCGGCGTTGATGCCGATACGGCCGAGCTGTCGGAGTTCGATAGCGCCATCTCCAGCGCTACGGACAACATGGCAAGCGCCGCCAAGGCTGCCGCGATCCTTGCCGCAGGGATCGCCCTCGTAGCTGGCGCCATCGCAGCGACCGTTAGCGCCGTGGCCACCTCTGGCGACGAGGCGGCCAAGGCGTCGAAGCGCGTCGGTGTCACCACGCAGGAGTTTCAGGAGCTCTCGTTTGCTGCCGACCGATCCGGGGCCTCGATCCAGGACGTGGAGACATCTTTGCGCCGGCTCGCTGTCGGCACGGATGAGCTGAAAACCACCGGAGGCACGGCTGCGGACGCGCTGACTCGCCTGTTCGGCGACGAGGGCCGGGCGAAGGAGGCCGCGGCCAAGGGCCAACTCGGCTTCCTCGAGGCCATCGCCGACGAGATGGTCAAGCTCGAGGACGAGACGACCAAGATGGCGATTGCCAACGACATCTTCGGCAAGGGCGGCGCGAAACTGCTGCCGCTGCTGAACGAGGGCGGCAGCGCGATCCGCGACTACCGGATCGAGGCTCACGAGCTGGGCCTGGTGCTCTCTACGGAAGGGGCTGCAGCGAGTGAAGAGTTCGTCGACGGCCTGACCAATGCCAAGGCCTTCTTGACCGGCCTGCGGAACACTCTGGGCCAGAGCTTGCTCCCGGTCCTCAACGAGCTGCTCCAGCGGTTCTCCGACTGGGCGAAAGCCAACGGGGACCTCATCCGCCAGAACGTCGAGCGGTGGGCGAAGAGGATCGAGAAGGGGATCAAGCTGATCGGCACGGCGATTGATGGCCTCGTGTCGAGAATCGACATCATCGACACGCTCACGATAGCCCTCGAGGCCGCCGCCGTAGCTGTCGGCGTCATCGGGGCGGGCCTAGCGCTTTTCGCTGGGGCTAAGGCATGGGCGGGGATCTCTGCCGGGTACGCAGTGCTCGTCAAGGGGATCACGCTGATCGCTGGAGCCCTCGGCATTGCCTTCTGGGAGGTGGTGCTCATCATCGCCGCCATCGCTGCCACCATCGCCGGGACAGTCCTGATCATAGACGACCTGATCGCCTACTTTTCGGGCGCCGACTCGGCCCTCGGCACGTTCATCGAGAAAAACAAGAACGCCAACACGCTGCTTGGAGTGCTCGCCAGGAATCTGCAGCTCGTCGTCGATATCGGCGGTGCGTTCATCGATCTGTTCAAGGCGATCTGGACGCTCGTCGGGCTCGTTGCTGGGGAGTTTGCGGAGAAATTCGACCCGCAGATCCAGCGGGCGATCGAGCTGATGAAGGTGCTCGGGGCGGTATCAAAGCAGGTGGCGGACATCCTGATGGGCGTACTCGTTCCAGCGACGGATCTGTTCACTTCCGGGCCGATGCGGCTACTGCTCGACGGTCTACAGGGGGCCACAGCGTCCGTTCAGGGGATGACTGACGCCTCCGGGCTTGCCCCCTCCGCGGCCATGGCCGGCGGGGCTGGCAGCTCCAGCGTGAGCAACGAGGTGAACGTCACCGTCGGTGGTGATGCGAACGGGCAGGACATCGCCGCGCAGGTCGAGCAAGCCCTCGAGCGCTCCAACCGTGATGCTCTCGCAGCCCTCGCCGGAGCGGAGGTCTAATGGCTGACGCCCCCCTCATCATCACCCGCTCTGACGGTGAGTCTTGGAGTTTCGACGCCGTCACCAGGCAGGCCAGTGATCCGCGCGCCCGCATCACCGACCACCCGGTCGAATCTGGCTCGTCGATCTCCGACCACTCCATCCGTGAGCCCATCCGAGAAACCGCGTCAGCCACCGTGACGCGCTCCCCGTTGGAGGGCAGGACCTACGACCAGCCGACAGGGCAGGAGCGGGAGGCGGCGGCTACGGAGTTCCTCGCGGGCTGCTGGGGCCTCCTGCTGACCATCAGCTACCCCGACGAGGACCTGGACAGCTACCTGCTGACCAGCATGGCCAACGAGCGCGGCCCCTACGGAGCCAAGCGCTTCGCTCTCGAGTTCCGCGAGGTGGTGATCGTCGAGTCACAGACCGTCGAGATCCCTGTGACCCAGGCCGCCCCGGCTGCAGCTGACGGGCTCGCCTCCGAGGTGGACGCAGGCGAGCAGAGCGGCGAGTCTACCGAGACCAGCGACACCACCGACTCGGATGGCGTCATCCCGCCCGAGGAAGAGGCCGCGTCATCGTGGCTCTACCAGATCCTTTATGGCGACGAGCAGGAAGAGGACGCAGCCTGATGCCACGCTCCCTCCCCGCCTTCGTCGCCCAGCCGAGCACCATCTACACGATCACGCTCGACCAGACCCGCTACCGGGCTCGCCTCACCTGGCGGGCTCGTCAGCAGGCCTGGTACATGGACCTGTACACCCAGGCCGGCGTAGCCGTCGCTCGGGGACGTAGGCTCTCGGGCCGCTTCGACCCGCTGGCCGGGGTCCTGCAAGCCAACCGCCCGCCCGGGGCATTCCTGGTCTTCGGCGACCTCCGCGAGCGCGCAGAGCTCGGCACCGAGGACGGGCGCCTGCTCTACTACGACGAGGCAGATCTCCCCGTCGAAGATTCCAACAGCCTTAACATCAGGGTGACGGTGTGATCCAATTCGGCCGCATAGTCACCGCCCAACTGGGAACCGAGGGCGACACGGGCCGGTCCCTGTCGAGCCCGATGCGGATCAAGTTCGACGTGCTGATGAACGACGGCAGCACCCCGAACAGCGCGAAGATCTCAATCACCAACCCCGCCCCAGACACCATCTCCCTGGCCCAGCAGGAGGGCGCGGTTGTCCGCCTGCTGGTGGGCTACTCGTCAGGCGGTGGCGTCGAGCGCCTGATCTTCCACGGTGAGCCCATCCCTGACGGCATCGAAGAGCGCCGCGAGTCCACCGACCGGGTGCTATCGGTAGAGGCCCAGGACGGCCGCACGGCCTACACAGGCACGTTCATGGACGTGTCCTATGCCTCCGAGCAGACCGCGCGCCAAGTGTTCCAGGTGGTCGCCGACGAACTGGGGCTCCCCATCGGGGCCTATGACATCGGCGATGACGAGCGCTTCCCCTACGGCCGCGCGCTGTCCGGTACCGCTCGCAGCATCCTCGATGACCTGTGCGGCATGGTCGGCCGCCAGTGGACCATCAGGGACGGGACCCTGCAGATCTGGGAGACCGGCACGACCACCGGCGAGGATGCGATCCTCTTCACGCCGACCACCGGGCTCGTGGGCAGCCCCACCAAGACCGATACCGGAGTCGAGATCAAGGCCCTCATCGATCCCTCCATGCGACCCGGGCGAGCGTTCCGGGTCGAATCCGAAGCCATCTCCGGCGACTACCGCTGTACCGAGTGCAGGTTCCGGGGCGACTCCCGCGGGTCCGAGTTCTACGTGGAGGTGGTCGGTGTTACCCTCTAACGAAAGGAGCTGCGCCTGATGGCACCTCGCAAGCCCACCACAGCACAGGTCCAGGAGATGGCGGCCAAGACCGCTCGTGGGCCCGTGCGTGTTGCTGCTCCTGCCTGGGTGCTGTCCTACGACCGTGTCACCCAGACCGCGACTATCCAGATCGCCATCGCGTACCAGGTCCAGGACGATGCCGGCGAGAAGCTGCCCCGGGTCCGCCCGCCTGTCGCCAACGTGCCGGTGCAGTGGTCCGGGTCGACCACCTGGGACCTCGAGGAAGGTGAGTGGGGGACCGCCCTGATCTGCGACCGCTCGATCGACGAGTGGAAGGCGACGGGCAACCAGGCCAACGTGCCCAGGGACCCGCGCCGCTTCGACATCACCGATGCCGTGTTCCTCGCCGGCGTCATGCCGCCCGCTGCCCCCCTGCCGTCAGCGGCCTACGCTGCTGGCGCCGTTGTGCTCTACGACCGCGGGACCGGGGATGTCAGGCTCGGAGACTCGACAGCGATAAGGGCCGTGGTCCTCGAGACGTTCCTCAGCGCGTTCGGACCTATCGGGGCGGTTGGGCCGCTCCAGGAGATCATCGCTGGCATCACCCTGGCAGGCGGCGCCACTGTGGAATTAGCCGCTCTTCTGGTTCTTCTCCAGGGCGGGGCGTACAAGACATCCACGGTCAAGGCGGTGTGACATGAGGATTGACACATACCTCGATGGCCTCGACATCCCCGCCCGCCGCAGGCTGGTCTCGGGCGTCGACCTGATAGCCCAGCGCATCCGGGTCAGGCTCTCCACACACAAGGGCGAGATCCTGCGGGACGTCACCATCGGCCTGCCCTGGGTCCAGTGGCTCTCCACGAAGCCCGTCCCGCTGGCCTCCGTGCGCTCTGGGGTCCGCCGGCAGGCCCTCGCCGTGCCCGGCGTGACCTCCGTCAGCAATGTGCAGGCCAGCGTCTCGGGTGGTACCCTCTCGGTGTCGCTCGACGCCACCACAGACGAGGGAACCGTGAGCATCCAGGGCACAATCACCGACGCCGGAACCCGCACCATGAGCTTCACGACCAACTTCTGGGGCCGCGCTGGCTCGGTGCTCGCATGAGGTGGCGGCCATGACAGACTACGGCTTCGATTCCTCCGGCTACGTCGCCCCCAGGGCCTCGGACTTCGCGTCCATCATGCGGGACGCCATCGACGCCGCATACCTGGACGCGGGCCTCCCGGCTGTGGACTGGGATTCCGACCTGTACACCTCCATCGAGGTGGACGTGCTGGCCGACAGGCTCGGGGCCGTGTCGGAGCTCACGCAGTCGATCCACGATGCCTGGAGCCCGAACAACGCGACGGGGATCCACCTGGACGACATCGGGGCAACCCGCGGCATCGACCGGGACCCGCCGACGCCTTCGACCTGCACCGTGACCATCACAGGCACGGTCGGCACCATCATCGTGACCGGGAAGCTGGTCAGGGGCGGCGGCGAGAGCGACACAGCGCAGTGGGCTCTCACCGAGGACGTGACCATCCCGGGCGCCGGATTCATCGACACTGTGGTTCAGGCTTCCGAGGACGGGCCAACAGCAGCAGCCGTCGGCGAGATCGATGAGATCGTGACCCCGGTGGCTGGCTGGGTCTCCGTCACCAATGCTGCGGCGGCCACCACCGGCGAGAACCTCGAGACCGACAACGCATACAGGCTACGCCAGGCGGGCAGCTTGGCCAACCGAGGCTCTGGCACCCTGGCCGCGATCCAGGGGCGCGTCCTCGCTCTCGACTACGTCCAGGGTGCCTTTTCCGCCAACAACCGCACCGCGGCCGTGGCTGTCGTCTCCGGGCTCACCCTACAGGCCAACTCCCTGGCGGTCTGCGTCTACCCGGCCACCCTGACCACGGCCCAGGAGCAGGAGCTGGCGGAGCTGCTGTATCGGCATGCCGACCCCGGGATCTACCTGAACGGCACCAGCACTGCGACGGTGACCCGCTCCGACGGCTACCAAGAGACCGTGCGCTGGTACTACGCGGCGACGCTCACCGTGAATGTGCTCTCCACTGTAGCGCTGGAGAACGGCTACGCCCTCGGCGACGTGGACACCGACGTCCAGGCCGTTGTGACCGCTTGGTTCGCGGACAACGCTGCCCTTGGCGGGGCCATCGACGACCTCGACATCGAAGTCCCGATCGCCGACGATGTGGCTGGGATCCGCCGGGTGACCGTCACCTTCGACATCGGAGCCGGCGCGGTCGCCTTCGTTGAGCCCACCGCGATCCAGTTCCCGATTCTCGGCACGAACGTGGTGGCCTGATGACAGCCGCCCCACCCCTAGCCGCGGGCTACATCCCCGACCATGCCGAGCAGCTGGTCCGGGCGATGCCCACCGCGATGCAGGCGCAGACCAGAGTGTCGCGACTCCTGCAGGGGCTCGGGGCTGGCATCCAGGAGCTGGAAGACGTAGCCTTCTCCGTGCTCGACGGGATGACGCTGCATGCAGCCCAGGGCGTCCACCTCCGGCGATGGGCCGACCTGGTAGGCCAGCCCTACGACGGGCTCACGGATGTGCAGCTCCGCCGGTTCGTGCAGGCCAGGCTCCGGGTGCTCCGTCTGTACCGCCACGGGCTCGAGAACCCGATCGACGCCCTGATCGACATCGCCCGCGACGTCACCCTGGCCAACTCGGCCCGCTACTTCGGGCTCTACCCCGCCGGCCTCAACATCTCCGTTTTCCGCTCGTCGTGGATGTCAACCGAAGAGGCCAACGCCACCGTGCGCCTTTTGGGTGACGCCATCCCGGCCGGCGTGGGCTGGTGTTTCACCGAGGCCCTCCCGGGCTACGCTGGCTCTGGCACCACCTGGGGCACGACCATCCTCTCCCGTAGGCTCTACCCATGACCACCATCGATAGCCCATTCGACTGGGGCGCCGTAGCCACCGCCACTGGCGAGCCCCACGCTCCAGCGCGCCCCATCGACGCGCAGATCTCCCAGGGCTACCCCGATGGGCAGCCGGTGCCAGCCGAGGAGTTCAACTGGTTGGCGTACATGATCGGCAAGGGCCTGCTCCCGCGCTTCGACACCCTCGAGGGGGCCGTGGCAGGAATGAGCGACAGCGCCGGGGATGCCATTGAGCAAGCCTGCCTGGTGGATGAGCACGACTTGGACCAGGCGCCGGGGACAGCGCACACGACCACCGACACAGCCGCAAACGTGACCAGCGTAGCCGTCACCGGCAAGTCGGTGGTCATCATGCACACAGGGGTGCTCGGATCCATCACCAGCAGAGCCCGCGACATCGTAGCTACGGCCGTGACCTACACCAAGACGATGCCTGCCAGCGCTAACGCGAGAGTGGCATCGAACGGCCAATACGTCGCGCTCGCCTACGGAAACTATGTCGAACTGTTCGACCACGACACGGGAGTCAGCCAGTGGGTATACAACCACGGGGCCCTGGTGCAGGACGTCTGCATGGACGGAACGCGGGTCTACGCCGTGGGCCTGCTCGGGACCGGCCTGGACATGGCTGTCGGGCTCGCAATCGTCGGTGGGGCCAAGACCTGGGGCTACAGGCACGGGGCCGCGAGCACGCTCTACAGCGTGGCCACCAACGGGCGCCAGGTATTCGTGGCCGGCACCGCGTCCAGCTATGGCACCGCAGCCACCATGCGGGCCATCACAGCTGCGGCGGGCAATGACGCAGCCAACGAGGGCGGGACAGCTCTGGACACGACTGGGGCGGCCTGGGACCTCACCCCCAACGCCATCGGGTCCAGCGAGCGGCTCGCGACGGACGGGCGATGCCTCTACGTCATCGACTCCGGGGCGGCTGCCCACCTCACTGTGCGGGGCTGCGCTGACGGCGTGACCCTCACCTCGCGCAACATCGCGGGCCTGACCACCGAGCGGAGCATCAGCGTCGACCAGGACCTGGTGGCAGTCGCCTGGACTAACGCGCTCGGCCAAGACATCGTCTCGGCCTTCCGCGTCTCGGACCTGGCGAGGGTGTGGAATTGGCAGCCAGCAGCTGGAGCGCTCGCCACCGTCGCCACCGATGGCTGCGCTGTCTTCGCTGGCTATACCTCTGTCGGGGCATCCCTGACTCGCATCTATCGGGGCAACCGCGCGGGCATCTGGCGCCGCGTGGACCCGTCCAACAGCTATCTGCCCATGCGGCAGCTCATCACCCCTGGCCAGTAGGAGCGCCCCATGAGCACCGGACACCAGGGCCAGGTCCTCGGCAAGAACCCAGGCTCCAACCTGCGCACCGCCTACGGCGAGTCTGTCGTCTTTCAGCTGGACATGAGCCCCATCGGCGGGGGCTACACCTTCGTCCAGCAGGCTGCGGCGGGACCGGCGTCCTACCTGCTGAACAACCTCGGAAACCCCTCCTACGTTGCCCCGAACACCGCGGGCCAGCCCTGGGAAGGGAACAAGCCGCTCGACCGCATCCTCGAGAACATCACCGACACGCCGGGGGTCATCGCGACCGCTACCGGGCTCTCCGTCCGCTACTACAGGACCAACGCCGGGGCGCTCATCACGATGGCGTTGTACCAGATGCCCAAGGGCGGCGGGCAGGCGACGGCGCTGCAGACCTGGACCCAGGCTGCCGACTTCACGATCGCAACGGGGACCTGGACCACGTTTACCGACACATTCTCGGATGCCCTCGACGTCGAGGATAACGTTTACTGGCTCTATATCGTGATCGACGACGGCGGCGGGCTCAACAACGTCCGCCTGGCCGACGTCTTGCTCGACATCACCAAGATCGCCGCGGAGTAGCTCATGTCCAGCGCAGGATTCCAAAAAGCCAACAGCCTTGCCGTCCTCTTCGCCGGCCGCCGCCCCCAGTGGGAGGAGCAGGATGCCTACACAGGAGCCCCGGCCACAGCTGCCGCAGGGGTCGCTCTGCAGGATTCCGTGGTTACCCTGCTCGTCGTCGCCCTGCGCTCCGAGGTCCACCGCCGGTTCGCCGACGTGACTATGGGCGTGCTCAATGTGGCCGCCACCTACACGGTCACGATCAACGGCAACGCGATCACCTTCGCTGCTCCAGCTGGTGAGGATGTATTACTCATCGGCCTCAAGGATGCTGTGCTCGCTGATGCTGTAGTCGGTGGAGCCGCAGGCGCGAACCAGATCGTCACCGCCCAGTGTCTCAGCGCTACCGGGGCTATCACGGTCGGCGGGGCGCTCGGTGGCGACCCCGCGAAGACGCTGCAGGTGATCGGGACCGTCAACGCCGACTGGACCATCGATATCGGGGCGACCCTCACCGGGACGCTCGCCTGCGTGGCCGACGCGAAGACCGCATCGATCCGGATCTACGAGTACCCGAAGGACAGCACGGTGCTCAACAGCACCGAGGATCCTCCCGACGCATGGACGATGATCAACGCCGCCGCTGCCGCGCTGGACTATCGGGGCGTCACGGAGCGCGTCGAGACCGGCGGGCTGGCCAGGGCCTACGTCGAGGTCCACACCATCGCCGGGGCCGGTGACGGGGCTACCGTGACACATCGTATCCACGGGGCATGGCTCGGCCCCTGCGTTGAGGAGTCGTAGCTATGGCACGCTCCATCTGGCCGGGCGCCCTGGTTTCTTCCGCCATCACGGCTCACGAGACCGCTGCAGACCCCCACACCCCATACCTGCGCTCAGACGGGACCAGGGACCTGGCTGGCAACATGGCCGCCACAGCTGGCGTGACCATCGACGGCCGAGACGTCGGGGCGGACGGCGCCCTGCAGGACACCCACCTGACCGACCCGTCCGGAGCTC